TTTTTAGTACATACTGGTTCTGCGTGGGTCAATGAAGCACCAGCTACTGCACTTTCATCTTTGGGTGTTACTGCAACTGCAACAACTCTTAACAAAGCTGCAACTACAGGAAAATCAATTGCTATGTCTATTGTTTTTGGTAGTTAAAATAAATATAAGTGAATTAAACTTAGGGAATTATGACAAAACCAAATATAGTAAATGTAACCAGTATATACGGAGAATCAATTGCACAGGCAATGACAACTACGCTAGATGCTGTTATTATGACAGTATCTTCTGATGTAGTTTTAAAAGTTAATAGTATAACTGCAACGAATACTCATGCAAGTAATGCAACCGCTTTTTCTTTATCGGTTACAAAGGCTGCGTTTACATCTGCTGGAGTTGCAGATGGTGATGATAACGCAGGAACTTTTTCTATCGCTAGTACTATTAACATTCCTTCTGATGACCTATTGGTTGTATTAGATAAACCATTTTATTTAATGGAGGGGGATGTTTTAAAGGGGGGAGCTGACCCCGCTACTTGTGACCTTTTTATTTCATATGAAGTAATCAATGATGCATAAAGGGCTATGATATGGCAAAATTAAAAAGTACTAGTGGACTCATTGTAAGGACAAGTACAGAAGACCTTAATGTAATAAGTGGAGATATTTCTGCTACTTCAACTACGATTGCAGATGCGGATAGGGTTTTACTGAATGATAACGGCACGATGGTTCAAGTTGCTGTTACTGATTTAGCTTCTTATTTTGATGATGAAATCACTGCAATGCCCAATCTGGTTACGACAGCCGCGACTACTGTTGGTGTATTAAATTCTGGATCAATCACTTCTGGATTTGGTACAATTGATACTGGGTCTTCATCAATCACTACATCTGGCACAGTTTCGGGCGGAACTCTTACTGGAACACTTTCCACAGCCGCACAGGGGAGTGTTACCTCTCTTGGTACATTAACCACACTTACTGTTGATAATATCATTATCAACGGAACAAACATTGGGCATACGAGTGATACAGACGCTATTGCAATTGCATCAAGTGGAAATGTAACTGTATCACAAGATCTTTCTGTTTCTGGTGATCTTACAGTAAGTGGTACAACAACTACTGTAGATAGCACAGTATTGACAGTTGTTGACCCAATTATCCATCTTCAAACTGCATCGGGTGGTGGTGCATTAGGATCTGACACAAATAAAGATGTTGGTCTTGCACTTCAATATCATACAGGTTCGGCTGCAAAAACTGCATTTCTTGGTTATGATGATTCGGCTGGAAAATTAACTTTTATTCCAGATGCAACACTTTCTTCAGAAGTTGTTTCTGGAACTGTTGGAACAATTGTTGCAGACCTTGAAGGAGATGTAACTGGAACTCTTCAAACAGCTGCACAAGGAAATGTTACATCATTAGGAACTCTTACAACTCTTACAGTTGATAATGTACTTATTAATGGAACTACCATTGGACACACAAGCGACACCGATTTGTTGACACTTGCAAGCGGGATTGTTACAGTCGCAGGAGAACTTCAAGCGACAACTCTTGATATTGGTGGAACGAATGTAACATCAACTGCGACAGAACTCAATCTTCTTGATGGATCAACAGCTGGATCAGTGGTTAATTCAAAGGCGGTGGTTTATAGTGGAGCAGGAGCAATTGCTGGAACACTGTCTACTGCAGCTCAAGGAAATATCACATCTCTTGGAACATTGACTACATTAACGGTAGATAATGTTGCAATTAATGGTGCAACTATTGGACATACTGGTGATACTGATTTAATGACGCTTGCAAGTGGTATCCTTACAGTTGCAGGTGAAATTTCGGCGACTACTCTTGATATTGGTGGAACAAATGTAACATCAACTGCTGCAGAACTAAACAAATTAGATGGTATGTCGGGCACAGCAGTAGGAACAACTGATACACAAACTCTCACTAATAAAACACTTACAAGTCCAGCAATTAATACTGGTGTGAGTGGTTCAGCAGTACTGGATGAAGATGATATGGCGTCTGATAGTGCAACACAACTTGCAACTCAACAATCTATCAAGGCTTATACAGATGCAACTTCATCTGCAATGGCAATTGCTCTTGGTTAAATATGCAAGAACATAGAACTTACTTAGGCAATCCTTTACTCAAATCCGCATATGTTCCCCAAGATTTCTCTGAGGAACAGGAGTATATAAGATGTCAACAAGACCCCCTTCATTTTATATCTGAACATATAAAAATTGTTTCAGTTGATGAAGGATTAATTGAGTTTGATGTTCGTGATTATCAAAAAGACATGATTGATAGATTTCACAATGAACGATTTGTGATCTGTAAAATGGCCCGCCAATCTGGTAAGTCAACTACAATCCTTGCATACCTTCTCCACTACATTCTTTTCAATGAAAATGTTTCGGTTGCAGTCCTTGCGAACAAAAAGGCAACTGCAATGGAACTTCTTGGAAGATTGCAACTTGCATACGAACATATGCCGAAGTGGTTGCAACAGGGAATCTTGATATGGAACAAAGGAAACATTGAGCTGGAAAATGGCTCTAAAATTCTTGCCAGTTCTACTTCTGGTTCTGCAATTCGAGGTGGAACTTTCAATATCATTTTTTTAGACGAATTTGCATTCGTTCCTCATAACATTTCTGAAGAGTTTTTTAGTTCAGTATACCCCACTATTTCTTCTGGTAAAACTACAAAGGTATTCATCGTTTCTACTCCAAACGGCATGAATATGTTTTATAAGTTATGGACAGATGCAGAAGAAAAACAAAATGATTATTCCCCCATTTCAGTCCATTGGTCGCAAGTTCCAGATCGGGATGAAGAATGGAAAGAGAAAACGATACGGAATACTTCAGAACGACAATTTCAACAGGAATTTGAATGCTCGTTCTTGGGGAGTTCTAACACTCTTATTTCAACTGATAAGTTAATATCTATGCCATTCAAAAGTCCTATTTTTCAACACGAAGGTTTGGATGTATATCAAGAACCAATTATTAACAACACTTATGTAATGGTGTGCGATGTGTCCAGAGGTGTAGGGCTCGATTATTCTGCATTTTCAGTTATTGATGTAACTAAACAACCTTATCGACAAGTTGCAAAATATAGAAAAAATGATATTTCCCCAATGTTATATCCAAACGTGATTTATACTACTGCAAAGAAATATAACGAAGCTTTTGTTTTGGTAGAAATAAACGACATAGGACAACAAATAACCGATATTCTTTACCATGATTTAGAATATGAAAACATGATGATGGTAACAATGCACGGCCGGAATGGACAACAAATTGGGAGTGGTTTTTCTAAGAACGTATCGATGGGAATTCGTACAACGAAACAAGTCAAACGAATTGGTTGTGCGACACTCAAGGACTTGATAGAGAGAGACAATCTTATTATAGAGGACTTTGATACAATAAGTGAACTAACAACCTTCATTGGAAAAAGTACATCGTGGGAAGCGGATGATGGGGCCCATGATGACTTGGTTATGACAATGGTTTTATTTTCTTGGTTAGTGCAACAAAGATATTTTAGAGAGTTGACAGATCAAAATATACGAGAAAAAATGTTTGCGGAACAAATGAAGCTTATAGAGGAAGAGTTGGTTCCATTTGGATATATTGAAGATGGTAATGATTCGGACGAATTTCAAATACCAGGCGATTCTAATACTTGGGCCCCGGCCGGTGATAAAAATCAATATGAGTATTTTTAAAGATATTCCTTTTTCTTAGTTTCTGATTCAAACCCAAAATCATCTTCTTCTTTTATCATCTCAGTATTCAACAATAAAAGTAGCGCATCGATTTCTTTTTCTAATTCTGGTCGAATATTACGAAGTCGAAAAAGATATTTTACACTTTCTTTTTCAACCATTTCTTTACTAACACGAACAGAAGTATAACTTCTTTTATTTTGGCTTTTGGTTTGAAGTACAAGATGTTTTGGATTTACACATCCATTATTTTCACAGGTTTGATGCACGACCATATTTTCTGCAATATTTCCTTTGTGCAAAAGATATGAAAAACGATGTGCGGGCATAGATTTTCCATCATAGGAAAACATACCATATCCCTGTTTTTGTCTAGCTGCGCTCCAAACATGACAGTCATTGGTTTTATTGACTTTTATATTAAAACGATCTATTGCTTTTTGGGGAAACTTCATATTTACCGTACACTAAATATTATTCATCAATTACTGTTATTTATAAATATTCCATAAGAACAAATGTAATGTTCTAAAGAAACTCAATAAATTTTATATGGAGAACAAAGATGGCCTTTCAAGTAAGTCCAGGCGTTAATACCTCAGAAATTGATCTGACTAATGTAGTAGTCGGTGCAGGAACCTCCACTGGTGGGTTCGCCGGAAGATTCCGCTGGGGCCCAATCGAAGATG